AGGCTTTGCTGATCCTAGTGATCCGTTTATGCCTATTACTTCTATAAGTGTATATTTGCAATGGCTTGACACAATGGTGTGTATTGCTGTTCCTCCTAAGACACTTACTATGGAGCAAGCAAGAGCAGAACTTGAAGGCATTGACAATGTAATGTTGTTTGAGAAAGAAGGCGACATGATCGACACTTTCTTAACACTAATCGAAGACGCTGATGTACTTAGTGGCTGGAACAGTGAGGGTTATGATATTCCTTATACTGTAAACAGAACTAGTCGCGTACTAAGCAAAGATGACACACGTAGATTCTGCTTGTGGGGACAACTTCCTAAGAAGCGTGAGTACGAAAAGTATGGCAAACTAAGTCAAACATTTGATCTAGTTGGGCGTGTACACTTAGATAGCTTGAACTTATATCGTAAGTACACATATGAAGAACGTCACACATATCGATTAGATGCTATTGGTGAAATCGAAGTAGGTGAAAAGAAAGTTGCATACGAAGGCACACTTGATCAGTTATACAACAATGACTTTCGTAAGTTTATTGAATATAACATACAAGATACCGCACTACTAGACAAACTAGACAAGAAGCTACGCTTTATTGATCTAAGTAACACTGTTGCACACGAAAACACTGTGTTACTACAGACTACTATGGGGGCTGTTGCTGTTACTGAACAAGGCATTGTTAACGAAGCACACAACAGGGGCTTACAAGTTCCTAATAGACAAAAGCGTGACGACGAAGCTACACAAGCAGCTGGCGCATATGTTGCTTTTCCTAAAAAGGGTTTGCACAAATGGGTTGCGTCAATGGATTTGAACTCACTGTATCCTTCAGTGATTCGTGCATTAAATATGGCGCCTGAAACTATTGTTGGACAGATACGTCCAGAGATTAGTGATGCTCGTGTACATGAAGACATGTTCTTAAAGAAGAAGAGTTTTGCTGGTAGTTGGGAAGGTCGCTTTAGTACAGAAGAATACGAAGCTGTTATGGAACAACGCAAAGACATTGCACTTACTGTAGACTTTGAAAATGGCCAAACAGAAGTAATGAGCGGAGCAGAGATATACAAATTAGTATTTGATAATCATAATCCGTGGATGCTTAGTAGTAACGGTACAATCTTTACTACAGAGTTTGAAGGTGTTATTCCTGGACTACTAAAACGTTGGTATGCTGAACGTAAAGATATGCAGAAGATGTTAAAGAAAGCAAAAGATGCAGGTAATGCTGTTGAGATCGAGTACTGGGACAAGCGACAGTTGGTTAAGAAGATTAACTTGAACAGTTTGTATGGTGCTATTCTTAATCCTGGTTGTAGATTCTTTGATAAACGTATTGGTCAATCAACTACACTTACTGGCCGACTTATTGTTAAACACATGAGTGCTGAAGTAAACAACTGTATTACAGGCGAGTATGATCATGTTGGCAAGGCTATGGTATATGGCGATACTGACTCATGTTACTTTAGTGCTTGGCCTATGTTAAAAGATGATGTCGATAGTGGTAAACTTGAATGGTCTAAAGAAAAGTGTATTGCACTTATGGATCAAGTATGCGAACAAGCAAACACAACGTTTCCAAAGTTTATGGCAGACGCATTTCATTGTCCAACAACTCGTAGTGATGTTATTGCTGCAGGACGTGAAATTATTGCACAGTCGGGGTTGTTTATTACTAAGAAGCGTTATGCGGCACTAGTCATTGACAACGAAGGGTTTAGAACAGACGTTGATGGTAAGGCTGGTAAGGTAAAAGCAATGGGCTTAGACTTGCGTAGATCAGATACACCTGTGTTTATGCAAGAGTTTTTAAGTGAACTATTACTTATGGTGCTTACAGATAAGCCGCAAGAAGATGTGCTAGAGCGTATTACACAATTCCGTCAGGAGTTTAGTAATCGACCTGGTTGGGAGAAAGGTAGTCCAAAACGTGCAAACAAAGTTGGACACTATCGACGCTTAGAAGAAAAACAAGGCAAGGCAAATATGCCTGGGCATGTACGGGCAAGCATTAACTGGAATACATTAAAACGTATGAACGGCGACAAATATTCGCAAGAGATCGTTGACGGTATGAAAGTTATTGTTTGTAAATTAAAACAGAATCCGCTAGGTTATACTAGTGTTGCATATCCAACTGACGAGTTACGTATTCCAGAATGGTTTAAAGAACTTCCGTTTGATGATGCAGCAATGGCGGAGACTATTATTGATAACAAACTAGACAACTTAATTGGTGTGCTAAACTATCCATTAGAAGATACTAAGCGACATAATACGTTTACAAGTTTGTTTGATTTCGGAGAATAATATGAAAATTAATATACAAGTAGAAGTAGATACAGAAAGTGAACAGGATCTAACTACTGTTGAAGAATTAATTGCAATGCTAAAGACAATAGCAGAAAATCATGAATGGGAAGAGTAGACTATGAAGGTAGGATTTACATGTAGTGCATTTGACTTGTTACACGCAGGACACGTACAAATGTTACGTGAAGCAAAAGAACAATGTGATTATCTTATATGCGGGTTACAAGTTGACCCAAGTTCAGATAGACCTGAAAAGAATGCACCTATCCAAACTGTTGTAGAACGATACACACAATTAAAGGCTGTAAGTTACGTAGATGAAATTATTCCGTACGGTACAGAACAGGATCTAGAAGATATTTTAGAACTGTATACTATTAATGTGCGTATACTAGGTGAAGAATATAGAGATAAAGAGTTTACTGGTAAAGATATTTGCCGTAAACGTGATATTGAATTATTCTTTAACAACAGAGATCACAGATTTTCATCATCCCATTTACGTGAAAGTGTAGTGAAAAACAAATGAACATTTTATTAACAGGACATAAAGGGTTTATTGGAAGTGCGTTATTAACACGCCTTGCACGATTAAATCATAAAGTCCATACAATAGATATTGCTGATTCAATAGATCAAGATTTATTGTATTATGATAAGTGGCCTGCGGACATTGAGTTAGTTATTCATTTAGCAGGCAAAAGCGGAGTACGTGAAAGTTTAACAGACCCCGCAGGATATTGGATGAACAATATCGAAGCAAGTCGTAGACTGTTTGAAAAGTATGCGGATACACGTATACTGTACGCAAGTAGTTCAAGTGCTTACGAGCCCGATTTGAACCCTTATGCGGCGTCTAAGTACGTACTAGAAGAACTTGCCGAACGTTATTCAGATACATTAGGTATGCGTTTTCATACTGTGTATAGTGATAACTGTCCGCGAGAAAATATGTTCTTTAAAAAGTTACGCGAAGGCAGATTAGAATATGCAACTACGCACCATAGAGACTTTGTACATTTACAAGATGTTCTTGATGCTATTGAAATTTTAATTAAAGCAACACACGTAAATGGAACAATTGATATAGGCACAGGCGCACCTGTGCGTATTCAAGACTTAGCACCTAATGTGCCAGTTCGCCTAAATACACCGGGAGAAAGGACATTTACATGTGCTAATACAAAAAAAATTAAAGACTTAGGCTGGAAACCTAAATACTTTATAGAAAACTTCTTGACAAAAGAAGATAAAGGCAATATAATAAACATTACAAACGGAGAACCCCTATGAAAGATATTTTACAAGACATTGTAGCCCACACACACGCACTAGGCTTTTTAAGTATAGTGAAAGTAACTAGTGACGAAAAGACTTTAGTCGAAAGCATGGCTGAAGATAGATCTGTTATTTTAACAGCATCGACAAATAATCCTGTTGCAGAGTTTACAGGTACATTTGGTATGCCCAACTTAGATAAACTAAGTTTGCATTTAAAAAATCCTGAGTATCAGAAAGATGCAAAGATTGATGTTATCCAAGCAGAACGCAACGGCGAAGTTATTCCTACACATATTCACTTTGAAAATGCGGCAGGTGACTTTGAAAATGATTATCGCTTTATGAACAAAGCAATCATTGAAGAAAAACTTAAGACTGTTACGTTTAAAGGTGCATCATGGAATGTTACACTTAACCCAAGTATGGCTAGTATTGCACGTATGAAGTTAATGAGTGCAGCACACAACGAAGAGCCTACGTTTAATGTAAAGACAGACAACGGTAACTTAGTATTCAGCTTTGGTGATGCAAGTACACACGCAGGCGAGTTTGTATTCCAGCATGGAGTTGAAGGTACACTACAGCATACATGGAGTTGGCCTGTAGCGCAAGTGCAAAGCATTTTAAGTCTTGACGGTGATGCAACAATGAGCATTAGTGATCAAGGTGCAATGATGATTACTGTAGATAGCGGCATGGTCAAGTACGACTACATCCTTCCGGCGCAGAGTAAGTAGGCATGAACAAAGACCTAACCACAGCACAAAACGATTACGCACATTTCTTGCCCGCACTTAGTGGCTTCTATGCAACTTATGTAGGCAAGCAGCGTCATCCTGATCCTGTCAAAGGTCCTTACATTGAAGATGCTCGTATCCCATCTAACTTCCAGAATGGTGTAGAAAGTCTTAACTATCTTAATAAAACAGAAGGAGCGTTCCAGTACAAGTGGACGCTCTACTCTGCAGGACATGCTGATTTAGATGTTAACAAGTTTAGCCCTAAAGAAGACATGGTAAGGAATAGAGATAGAGAAAACACTTGGTTACTAGGCGATAGCGGTGGCTTCCAGATTGGTAAGGGTGTTTGGGAAGGTGATTGGAAAGATCCTAACTGTCCTAAAGCACAAAAGAAACGTGATGGTGTTCTTCGTTGGATGGACGCCTATATGGACTATGGCATGGTACTTGATATTCCAGCCTGGGTAGCACGTTCACCAGCTGGTGCAAAAGCAACGGGTATTAGTACATATCAGGAAGCTGTTGTAGCAACACGCATTAACAATGACTATTGGATGAAACACAGAACAGGCGCATGCAAGTTCTTAAACGTTTTACAAGGTGAAAACTTTGCTGACGCAGAAGACTGGTATGAGCAAATGAAAGACTATTGCGATCCAGTTAAGTATCCAGACAATCACTTTAATGGGTGGTCAATGGGTGGTCAGAACATGTGCGATGTTGAACTATTGCTTAAACGTATTGTTACATGTCATTACGATGGCTTACTACAAAGCGGCATACACGATGTAATGCACTTCCTAGGCACAAGTAAACTAGAGTGGGCAACGTTGCTTACAGACGTACAACGAGCTGTACGTAAGCACTATAACCCAACGTTTATGGTTACCTTTGATTGTGCTAGTCCGTTCCTTGCTACAGCAAATGGACAGATTTATACATCAGTTGAAACGCCTGTACAAGGTAAGTGGACTTACCGAATGGTGCCTAGTGTAGACGAACTAAAGTATGCAACTGACACACGTACATTTAAAGATGCAACACTACAAGACGGTATCTTTAAAACATTTGAAGATAGTCCATTAAGTGACGGACTATTAGTTAATGATATTTGTACATACAGTGTTGGTGATGTTAATAAGATTGGTACTATTAAAGTACTTAAAGGCGGAGTTGATTTAGACAAAGCCGGTAACCCTTTATTAGATGCTGATGGTAACACAACTGTACGTGGCAGAGATTCTACAAGTTGGGATAGTTTTAGTTATGCTATACAAATGGGTCATAATGTATGGACTCATATAAATGCTGTACAAGAAGCTAACAGACAATACGATGCTGGCAACAATCCTAAGATGTTAATGGGTAGTAAGTTCCAAATACAAACAATACGAGACATGATTAACGAAGTTTTTGAACAACCTACTAGAGAACTATCGTTAGCTAAGATTGTAGAGTATCGACCGTTTTGGATGCAAGTTCCAGGCACACGCGGCGCGATTGGGAAGAAGACAATATCCGCTAAGCCAATGTTTGATAAGCTATTTGATCAGCCTGAAACAGAAGCTGACGATATTGAATTTGATGAAGCAAAGTTAGAGGAATTGACAGATGAGCAACTTCACAGATGAACACAATAAAATAGCAGGCTATTTACAAGAGCTATACAAAAAGCATAGAACACTTGACGAAGAGATAAAAGTCATGTATAATACATTTGCAAGCGATAGTGAAATTAACCGATTAAAAACTAAAAAACTTTGGTATAAAGACGAAATACATCGACTAGAAACGAGGCTAAAAACAATATGAAACGTGATTATGAAACAGGTGTAAGTGATACTCCGATATTCTTTACAGGTGTAGAAGTTGAAAAGACTCCTGCGTTTGATATGAAAACATTGTTTGTTACTGATGTTCAAAACTACAACGAAATTATGAAACACTATACAAACGAACAGTGCGAACACATCTTCTTTGGTGCTAATCATAGTTATAATCCTGTAACATCAGACAACTTCGAAGACTGGGATCTAATGATCCGTGCTTTTACTGATCAAGGTATTTTATGTAGTTTAGATATTCCTAGTACTATTAACTTAGAATGGTTTTTAGATGGTGGTCTAGTCGAAAGCGATTACTTTATTCCACAACTTCGTGTTGTAGTTCCTTACATTAAACAGTGGGGATACAATGCAATGATTAAAATTGACGACAAAGACTTTAAAGCATCTAACCCAGGTGTTTGGTGCCATAGCCTACACGACCTAATGGACAGAGAAAAATTTACTGATTGGAGTAAATATTCACTTGACAAACCGTTATAAAGAAAGTATACTAATACTATGCAAGAACGTTATTATGATTACATGTTACGTAGAACACGAGAGGACAATAATAAAATGAATATGGAAACTACACTAAATAATGCTGAAAGAAGTATATGGGTAACCTTTACTAAAGAAGGTGTTCATAAATATCCAGGAGCAGATAGTGATCCAAAATTGGCAACTGGCGATTGGGACGATGTTTCGTTCCTTGGTGTTCCTCATCGTCATATCTTCCATTTCCGGGTGTGCATCGAAGTGTTCCACAACGATAGAGACATCGAATTCATCCAGTTCAAGCGTTGGCTTGAACGATTATATCAAAACATTGACAATAGTTCGTCAGTGCTTGATCTAGATTACAAGAGCTGCGAGATGATGGCAGACGACTTGTATAAAGAAATTTCTGCAAAGTACCCTGGCCGGTTTGTAGAAATTAGCGTTGCAGAAGACAACGAAAACGGCTGCACAATAAAATATTCACCAACCACCTAAATGCTATTGATAGAGGATATTAAAAAATGGCAATCGACTTTAATAAGCAAGCCTATGACAAAGTTTTTCGAGACTTGGAAAATTTCAAGGACTTTTGTCGCTACGTGGGCGATGCTAAAAACGTGGCTTTTCATTTTAATGAAAAGGATTTGTATAACGAACGATCATACCAATGGCGTTCATATCAAAGGCATGTTAATCACCTTAAATCAAAAACTCGTTCTTCAGGTAAGAACTTTAATAACAAACGGAGATTCTAATGACTGTTCACATTGTAGACATTGAAGCTGTAGACACACGCTATACCAAGCAATGGAAGGATTACCTTCCTACACAGCTCAAACGATCTACAAATGTTAATGTGAATGTTATTAGTGGCGGTGAGACTCCTCAGGCAACTACGCCTGGGGCGTTTCTCAACTTCGGTGGTACAAACGTTTACAAAAGTAAACAACTAGAAACTATCGGTGAAATGTTCTGTAATGGACAAGTAGCCGATGGGGACTATTTCTTATACACAGATGCTTGGAACCCTACTGTTATACAATTAAAGTATATGGCAGAGTTACTAGGTGTTAACATTACTATTGGTGGCTTATGGCATGCCGGTAGTTACGATCCACAAGACTTCTTAGGTAGACTAATAGGTGACAAACCGTGGGTTAGACATGCTGAGATGGCAATGTATGAATGTTATGATGACAACTTCTTTGCTACAGACTTTCATATTGACTTGTTTACAGATACTATGATGGACAATTATAATGTTGATATGGACAAAGCAATTAAAGTTGGCTGGCCTATGGAGTATCTAAAAGATAGTTTAATTAGCTACAAAGGTATGGAGAAGCGAGACTTAATCTTGTTTCCACACCGTGTTGCTCCTGAGAAGCAAGTTGAAATCTTTAATGACTTGGCGCATCACCTTCCCGAATATGAATTTGTAGTATGTCAAGATCAACAACTTACAAAAAATGAATATCATAATTTATTAGGCGAAGCTAAAATGGTGTTTAGTGCGAACTTGCAAGAAACACTTGGCATTAGTTGGTATGAAGGAGCATTAGTAGATGCTATTCCTATGGTACCTGATAGACTGAGCTACAGTGAAATGTCGTTGCCAGAGTTTAAATATCCTAGTAAATGGACTGAAGACTATAGCGAATATGTAAAATATCGAGGCGAAATTGTATCCAAGATACGTGATTATATGGAGAACTATAATGACTATTTGGTTAGCCTTGAAAAGCAACGTCAGTTACTTAACAAAGAGTTCTTTAGCGGAACTGAACTATATAAGGCAATTAACAATGAATAGTAGCCAAACTATAACTGTTAGTGGGTCACCGGCAGACTATGTGTACAGTACTAATGGTATGGGATCTAGTACGGTTAATTCCGGTCAAATTACTACATCAAGTATAACTGGACTTAACAGTAGTATATGGACAGATGACGTTTCCGCCAAAGCATCGATGATCACAGTGGATGGCACTTTTGAAGTACAAGGTAGAGATGTTCTATCAGAACTTGACGAGATGCGTGATGTACTAATGTTACTTAAACGTGACGTAGACATGGAAGCCAAGTATCCTAAACTAAAAGAACTAAAAGATGCGTATGCGGCGCAACTTGCAAAGTATAAAACATTTGACATAATGAAAGAGTCAGCATAATGTTTGGATTTTTTAAAGGTCGTAAACGTGTAATTAAAGATAGAGATAGTAACGAACCTTATCTTGTTCGTTGGTATTTGTTTTTAAAGGACAGAAAGAACTTTCCTTTTAACATTACATTACACAAAGTTTTAAAAAGCGATGAACCTGTATTACACAATCATCCGTGGAGTTATGCCACCCTAATTCTAAAAGGCGGCTACTGGGAACATACTCCTTGTATTTCTCGAGAAGGTACTATAGTAGGATCAACAGGAACATGGCGAGGTCCAGGACACTTTAGACTTCGCGGGTCAGATGATTTACATTTCTTAACATTGGGTAAAGATGCAGACGGTAACGAAATACCGTGTTGGAGTTTATTCTATATGGGTAAGAAAGCACAGTCATGGGGCTTTGTACCATTTGTACAAAGCGTTGGTTATAGGTGGATAGATAGTAAGGAGTACCTTACTAAGGAGCAATAGTAAAATGAGTGAATATGACGAAGAAGTTGAAAATCAAAGAGTGAAGTTAGAAGCAATAGAATGGGCTGGAAAGGTTAAGTCTATTCATGCACATAGCCTTACAAGTTTGTGGTATGAAACAAACCCCGAAGACTTTGAGCAAGGCGGTGTTGTGGATATTGAATATAACAGCGGCGTAATCGAACGTACTTTAAAAGACGGCACACAAAGAACAATCGGCAAGCAACTGACAGAAGAAGAAATAGTTAACGAATATACAAGGAATACATAATTACTATGATTAAGAAACATTATTACAGTTGGCGTCATGTTGAAAAAATGTGTATTGATATTGCAATGCAAATGCAAAAAGATAACTGGAAGCCTGACTATATTGTAGGTATTACTCGTGGTGGTAATGTGCCTGCGACTATACTAAGCAACATGTTAGACGTTCGTTGCGAAGCACTTAAAGTAAGTTTACGTGACGATGAAGTTGGGCCTGAAAGTAATTTCTGGATGTCAGAAGATGCATTTGGATATGTTAACGAAGAAGAGCGTGTTACTACTAAAAGTCGTTGGGACATTGGTAAACGTAAGAAGATTCTTGTTGTAGATGATATTAACGATACTGGTGCCACTTTTAATTGGATCAAGGAAGACTGGATGGCAAGTTGTATGCCGATGGAATACGATGGGTGGAATACTGTGTGGAACGGCGAGCTTGCAAATGTAAGGTTTGCTACACTAACTGAAAACCTATCTAGTGAATTTGATAGTGTACGTTACTCTGCACACGAAATTAATAAAGCAGAAGAAGATGTATGGCTTGTGTATCCTTGGGAAATAGTAGGCAAGTATGATGCTTAATACAAACAAAACATTTAACGATTTTACATACAGACCGTTACCAGAAGGCTTAACAATTAAGCAAAGTAAAATAGATGGTCTAGGATTACATGCTACGACTAATATTAATGCCGGTACTGTATTTGGCGATACGCACGTATTAGTACACAATAGAGATAGACACGAATGGGTAAGAACGCCCCTTGGTGGATTTATTAACCATTCAGAAAATCCTAACTGTTACATTAGCACAGATAAAGGCGATAGAACATTGCATACTGTTATTCCTGTTGCTGACGGCGAAGAGCTAACAGTATACTATAGATTTAAAGGCTACGATGGAATAGTAGGTGATGACACAACTCCTGGAGATTTACAAGAATGATGCTTGATACATTAGAGAAAGCTCTGCAAGATGGTAGAGCACCATGGACAACTGTATATCTTGATACTAGAGACTTTACAGTTTTTGAAGATGCGTATCCTGTAACAGAAGGACACTTATTAATAGTTCCTAAAGTGAACGATCAAGATAGTGCAGAAAAGTGTTTTAGATTTGCAACAGCAATGGGAACACAAAATGTTGATACAGCCAATAATAATATTACTGGTTACAACATTGGTCTAAATATAGGTACAAGTGCGGGTCAGACAGTTATGTATCCGCATGTACATTTAATCTTCCGTCGTGATGGAGACATGGAAGATCCGAAAGGTGGCGTACGAGGCGTCATTCCATCTAAACAAAAATACTAAGGAAAGGAATTATGGACTTGAAGGAACAGATGATTAACGCAATGAGAAAACACGCTGAAGCTGAGATTGAATTGCACAAAACTAATGTTGAAATTTATATGCAAAAAGTTGTAGGCATTGGGGAACATTCAGATATTATTGAAACAATTCAAAAAGAACTGGATGCAATGGCGTCAGCAGACGACCGCCTTGAAATGTTAAACAAATATTTTATATAGTACTTGACAAAAACCTAAATACAATGTATAATATAAGTTATATTGTGCATTGTATTATTACCGGCAATCCACTGCCTAAACATCGGAGAATTAAATGAGTAAAACACTACAGATTAAGACAAAGTTAGAAGAAGCTGGCATCCGCTACTGGGCGGGAGATAATATCAGCGAAGTACTACAAAATGGTGATAAAGAAGAATTAATTGACGAAGCAGCAATTGCTTTTGAAGGTGTACTAGACGCACTACTAATTGATCGTTATAATGATCCTAATAGTAAAGGCACTGCAAAGCGTCTTGCTAAAATGTACTACAACGAGATTATGGCAGGACGCTACGATACGGCGCCTAATGCAACAGCATTTCCAAATGATAGTGATGAACGCTATGAAGGTATGCTAGTAGTACGTAGTGAACTAAAAAGTATGTGTTCACATCATCATCAGCCAGTAGCAGGTGTTGCATATATTGGTATTATTGCAGCAGACAAACTTATTGGACTTAGTAAGTACACACGTATTGCACAATGGTGTGCTAGACGCGGTACGCTACAAGAAGAACTTGCAAATGATATTGCTCGTGAAATACAACTAGCAACTGATGCAGAACACTTAGGTGTTTACATTCAAGCAACACACGGGTGTTGTGAGAACAGAGGCATTATGGCAACTAGTAGTCTTACACAAACAACTGTACTACGTGGCGCATTTAAAGATGATGCTGGTACAAAGAAAGAGTTCTTTGATAACATCAAGTTGCAACAGGAGTTTGCACGATGAAATTACGTTATAGCGAAGCATTTTATAGTGTACAAGGTGAAGGCAAGTTTGTAGGGGTAC